TCACATATGAATAGTATAGTTTATGTTGGGATGGATGTCCATAAGGAACAGTACACACTTTGTTGTTATAGTTATGATACAGATAAGGTTGAATATAAACAAACAATACCATCAGATTACAAACTTGTTCTTAAATATATGGAACAGGTTCGTTCAAGATATGAAGGTGAGGTTACATTTGTTTGTGGATACGAGGCAGGATGTTTGGGTTATTCTTTGTATCATCAATTAAAAGATCATGCTGTCGATTGCAAAATATTGGCTCCAAGTACAATGGCTGTAACTAATACACATCATGTAAAAACTGATAAAAGAGATGCTGCAAATATAGCCAGATGTCTGGCGTTTCATACTTATAGTGAAGTATATGTTCCAGATAATGATGACAATGATGTTAAGGAATATATTAGAATGCGTGATGACCAGAAGCTGTATCTCAAAAAGGTAAAACAACAGATTCTTGCGTTTGTTTTAAGACAGGGAAAACGTTTTGAAGGTGGAAAAACATATTGGACTATTGCACATCTGAAATGGTTAAAAAATTTAGAATTGTCAGATTTGCAAAGAGAAACTTTAGATGAGTATCTTCTGACGTATGAATATTTAACAGAAAAAATCAACAGATTTGATGAAAGAATAGAAGAACTTGCATCAGCAGAAAGATACGAAGAAAAAGTAAAACATATGAGTTGTCTTCTTGGAATTAAGACACATACAGCACTTTCAATGATTGTCGAAGTTGGTGATTTTGAAAGATTTGAAAAAGCACCGAAATTTGCTTCGTTTTTAGGTCTTGTACCAAGTGAAGATTCCAGTGATACGAGAGTTAATCGCTACAGCATAACAAAGGCTGGAAATAGTCACTTACGAAGACTTTTAGTTGAAGCAGCGCAGAGTTATACAAGGGGAAATGTAGGGCACAAATCAGTGGCATTGAGGCAAAGACAGCAAGGAAATCCACCGGAAGTAATTGCGTATGCAGATAAAGCAAATGAAAGGCTTAGACGAAGGTTTTACAAAATGACTCTAAACAAAGGAGTTAATCGAAATGTGGCAACAACAGCAATAGCAAGAGAATTAGCATGTTTTATCTGGGGTATGATGACGGAACATGTAAAGTTAGTAGAATATTCATCTTATTCAGTCAAGGATGCTTGATCGACAGCCAAAGAAAAAGATGAGTAAAAAAGATACTACGGCGATGTACGCCAGAATTAATGCTGAGCGTAGAAAGAAATTTAACACGAAAGGATGATTAAAATGGGAAGAACAATAAATAAAGAGACGATAGCTTTGATTAAGAAATTCGAAGGTTGTCGATTGACTTCCTATCAGGACCCGGTTGGCGTTTGGACAATTGGATATGGACATACAGCCGGAGTAAAACGTGGAATGAAAATCACACGGGCGCAGGCAGAAAAATATCTGACAGAGGATTTAAAAAAATATTCTGCATATGTCGACCGGTATGTGACAACATTTACGCCAAATGATAATCAGTATGGAGCATTGACATCATTCTGCTATAACTGCGGAGCGGGTAGTTTGAAAACGCTTGTTACTGGAAGAAACGCAGAAACCATTTCAGAAAAAATCTTACTTTATAATAAAGCCGGTGGAAAAGTACTAAACGGGCTTACAAAAAGACGTGTGGCAGAACGGGAATTATTTAACAAATCAATCTCGGGAAGCACGGGAAAAAATTTTAGTCAATACTCGCATATGCAATTCGTAAAAGAGGTGCAGAAAGCCATAGGTGCAAAGGTTGACGGTATTGCTGGAAATGAAACGTTAAGTAAGACTGTTACAGTAAGCAAGACAAAAAACAATAAACATGCTGTTGTAAAGCCTATTCAAAAGTATTTAAACAGCATCGGCTATAATTGCGGGGCAGTTGATGGTATTGCCGGAACGAAGTTTGATGGCAGTGTCAAGGCATTTCAGAAAGCTAATGGTTGTATAGCTGACGGAGAAATAACAGCAAAGAATAGAACATGGAAAAAATTGCTTGAAATAGCTTGAAATTTTTAAGGACGGTATGGTGCCACGGCCGACCGTCTTTTTTTATGCAAAAAAGATATAGACGAAATGAGGGATTGACATGATTAGTTTTATACAAAAAGGGGACTTTTCAAATCTCACTAATTTTCTTGAACGAGCTAAGGAAGTAATACATCTTGGGGATCTCAATAAGTATGGTCGCGCCGGCGTTGAAGCATTGGCTGCCGCGACGCCAAAAGATACGGGAAAAACAGCAAGTTCTTGGATGCAGCGGCAAAAGTAGCGTCACAGTTGGCAGCCTCAGGTATGCGAGCTGGAGATTCCATGAAGAGTGCACTTCGAGGTATCTCGGGTGTTGCAGCCATGACCAATAGCTCATATGAAGATATCGGTCGTATTTATACACAGATAGCTGGTCAGGGAAGAATGATGGGTGACCAGTTACTTCAGTTGTCAGGTAGAGGTATGAACGCAGCCGCAACATTGGCTGAATACCTTACAAAAGTCGGAAAAGGGGCTAAAGTCACCGAAGCTGACGTTCGAGAAATGGTGTCAAAGGGAGAAATCGACTTTGATACTTTTGCGACAGCTATGGATGAAACATTTGGTGAACACGCAAAGAAAGCAAATGAAACATTCAATGGTGCTATGTCAAATGTAAAGTCAGCTCTTTCAAGAATAGGTGCTGAGTTTATTAGCCCGTTAATTAAACAGAATGGCCCGCTTGTAGAGCTGTTCAATGCATTACGAGTTAAGATCAATGATGTTAAGGCGAATATCGGACCGTTTGCACAGGTATTCACTACTGGCGTAACAAGAGCAGCTAATGCATTAACAAAATTCGTTAATGGTATAGATGTAGGTAAAATATTCGAAAAGTTTAGTGGTTTGAATTCAAAATGGGATAATCTCATTTCCCGGATCACATCGGCTGGGGTTACGGAAGAAGATTTCAACAATAAACTTATAGAAGTTGCTAAAAGTCACGGTATTGCGGTCGACGATTTGATTAGCAAATACGGCACAATTGGTAAAGTATTTGCGGCAGGCAAATTATCGGGCAGTATTATAATAGAAACAATAAAGAAGTTAGCGGGTGCTGAAACAGAAGCATCTAAAGCGACAGATGATATAACTGATAAAGTAGAGTATTTCAATGATGTAGTAGGAAGAGTCATTAGAGGCGATTTTGGAGATAATGACAATGAGAAACGAATGAAGGCTTTAACGGAAGCCGGATATGACTTTGCAACCGTGCAGGGTCTTGTGAATAAAGTATGGGAAAGAAACGGACATAATTGGTCAAATACTACATTAAGTGCTGAAGAACTTACAGAAGCCATCGCAAGTTTATCGGATAGTGAATTGAAGAATGCCGGATATACCGATGAACAGGTAAAGAAACTGAAAGAGCTCGCAAAGGAAGCTGAGAAAACGGGAACACCATTGAGCGAGCTAATCACTCAGTTAGAGAAACCAAGTGGAAAAGAATTGATTCTTGATTCCTTGGGTAATAGTATAAAGGGATGTATAAAGTTTGCGAAAACATTCAAACAGGCATTCTCTGAAATGTTTGATCCCATCACTTCCGATACATTATATAACTTAACTGAGAGCATCAACAAATTCTCAAAGCATTTGGTTATGAGTGATGATACTGCCGATAAACTGAAACGAACAATCAAGGGCGTTATTGCATTGCTTGATATGGTTACAAATGTTCTCGGCGGTGGTTTAAAATTCGGAATTAAAGTTGTATCGACACTTCTGAAATATTTCAACATTGATCTGTTATCCGTTACTGCTAAACTGGGTGATTTTCTTGTAGATTTGAGAGATGCTACTGATTTCAGTAATTTGTTTGGGAAAGCGATGGATAAGCTTGGTCCTCATCTACAGAAAGCGGCAGATGCCGTGAAAGAGTGGATTGATGGATTAAAAGCAGCCGATAACATACCGGAATACATACTTAAGGGACTTGTTAATGGCATAAAGAATGGTGCAACGACTGCTGTTCAGTCAATAGTAGAACTGGGCAGGATGCTTCTTGATGGTATCCGCGACGTTCTTGGTATTCATTCGCCATCAACAAAATTCTTTGAAATTGGTCAGTTCATTATTCAGGGATTAGTCAATGGAATTCAAAATGGTTTTTCAACTGTGATAAATCTTATTAAATCACTTGGTAAGAAATGCATTGACAGTATAAAAGAAATCAATTTTGGAAAAGTATTTGCGGTTGGTGTAGGTGTAGGAATGCTTGCCGTAACCTATAAGATGGCAGATGGATTTAAAACCCTTTCCAAATCAATTGAGACATTTTCAGCACCGGCTAAAGGTGTTGGGAAATTGCTTACAAGTTTTGGGTCGGTATTTGATTCAATTAGTGCTTCTATAACCAAAAGAACAAAAGCCAAGAATTTTGAGACAGTATCAAAAGGAATTCTTAACATGGCTCTTGCAATTGGTGTGTTAGCGGCATCTCTTGTTGTGCTATCCAAAGTTGACGAGGATTCGTTAGAGAGAGCTGTTATAACCATTGGTATAATGGCGGCTACATTAGTTGGCTTATCTCTAGCGTTATCTAAAATGAATAAGTTTGGCGATTTCAGCAAGCCTACGGTTTCAATCCTTGCTATAGGAGCATCGTTATTATTGGTATCTGAAGCTATGTCCAAACTTAATGGCATGAATCCGGATCAGATGAAGACAAATTTACTCTGTATAACTGGAATACTTGCCTTATTGACTACTGTAGCATTAGCACTGAGTAATTTTTCTAAAGGACCTGTTGATATTGCTGGTTCAGGAAAGACTATGCTTGCTATGTCAGTAGCTTTACTTGTTATGGTAAGAGTTATCAAACAGATTGATGGACTTGAAGCATCTGGAATTGCAAAAGGTTTGACTGTGATTGGATTACTTGGCACATTCTTCGCCGTTATGGTTAAAGTTTCAGAGCATGCAGGAGCAAATGGTAAAAAAGCCGGATCTATGTTGCTTAAGATGTCATTTGCTTTGGTAATAATGGTTGGAGTTATTAAACTCGCCGGGAAGCTTGAAGCTGACGAAATCATAAAAGGTACAATTGTTGTAGGCGTACTTGGCGTATTATTCAAAGCAATTGTGAAAGTATCACAGTATGCCGGAGAGCATGGCGCAAAAGCTGGAAGCATGATTCTCAAGATTTCAATAGCTCTGATGGCAATGGTCGGAGTTATCAAGCTTATAAGTTACATAAGTGATGATGAGATCAGTCGAGGAATGAGCGTAATAATCAAAATGGAATTGATGTTTGCAGCTCTTATCGCAGTATCAAACTTTGCTGGTGAGAATGCGGCAAAAGCCGGAGCAATGTTGCTTATGATGTCCGGTGCGCTCGTAGTACTTACAGGAGTGTTGGTTGTACTAAGCAAGATTGAGCCGGATGGACTTGGTCGGGCTTTAGCAGCAGTAGCCGTATTGGAATTATTATTTGCCGGGCTGATCGCTGTGACAAAATATGCAAAAGATTGTAAGAATGATTTGGTTGTTATGACCGTTGCGATAGGATTATTAGCTGGGGCTATAGTAGCTTTATCATTCATAAAACCTGAACGGTTGGCTGCGGCTTCGCTTGCATTGACGTCAGTCATGGCAACATTCGCATTAATGATAAAAGTAACTCAGGTTTCCAAGAACACAAAACAGATGATACGGACTCTTGATACCATGATGGGGGTTGTTGCGTTATTAGCGGGTATTATTACTGCTATGTCATTCCTTAATGGAAATTCGGTGCTCAAGTCATCAGCAGCATTATCTGTTTTATTATTGTCATTCGCTTCATCTATAGCAATACTTGGCAAAACAGATAGAATTTCTAAAACCGTTACCGATAATCTTTATACGATGACAGGAGTTGTTGGTGTTCTGGCACTTATTCTTAGTGCTATGTCAGCACTTAATCTCGAAGGATCTATTCAATCGGCAACAGCCATTGGGTTATTACTTAACTCCATGGCGACAGCATTCGTTATCCTTGGACAGGCAAAGAAAATCGACAAATCAGTTATGAGTAACATGCTTGTAATGTCAGGAGTTGTTGTGATACTTGGAACAATACTTGGGGTAATGGATGCTTTAAATGTAGAAGGATCTATTCAGACAGCTATTTCATTAGGAATACTTCTTAATGCGATGGCGGCGGCAATGATTGTCCTCGGTTTAGCCAAAGGTATCGATGTAAAAGCAATTGGTTACATGGCTTTGATGGGTTTGGTTGTAGCGGAACTTGCAGTCATACTTGGCACAATGGATAAATTAGGTGTTGAAGCGTCAATACCAACCGCGATTGCATTGTCTACATTGCTGGTGGCTATGTCTGGAGCATTAGTCATCTTAGGCCTTGTTGGAGCCATGGGTGCGGCAGCATTTATCGGTATTGGAGCATTAGCAACATTAATTGCTGGAATAGGTGGATTAATTGTCGGAATCGGTGCTCTGATGGAAAAGGTGCCTCAGTTAGAGGAGTTCCTCAATAAAGGAATACCGGTTATTGAGAAGATAGGTAATGTAATTGGATCGTTCTTTGGAAATATTGTCAGCGGATTCATGACGGGTATTGCTGACGGTTTACCGGAAATAGGCACAAAACTGTCGCAGTTTATGGAGAATGCCTCGCCGTTCTTCAAAATGGCAAATGATATTGATCCAGCGGCTATGGATGGCGTTAAATCTATGGCGGAAGCGTTACTTGTTCTTACCGCAGCCAATTTACTTGATCAGTTAACATCATGGATTACTGGTGGAGTAAATTTCGATGACTTTGGAACTCAGATGGTGGGATTTGGCGAAGCTATTGCTGAATTTTCTTCAACTGTCAAAGGCAAGGTAGATAGCGACGCAGTTCAGGATGCGGCTAATGCCGGTAAGATGCTTGCTGAGTTGAATAAAGCATTACCAAAAGAAGGTGGCTTTATTCAGAAAATAACAGGTGTGTCAAACATGGGTACGTTTGCCGAGAACATTAAAGCATTCGGTAGTGCCATCGTTGAGTTTTCAAGTACAGTAGCCGGTAACATAGATAAGCAGGGAGTAGAAGATGCTTCAAATGCCGGCAAGATGCTTTCTGAATTGAATAGTTCGCTTCCTAAGTCGGACGGTGTATGGCAGTTATATACCGGTGAGCAGGATATGGGTACTTTTGCCGAAAACATAAAGTCATTCGGCGAGGCTATTGTCGATTTTTCAACCACTGTTACTGGTAATATCAGTAAAGACGGCGTCACCGATGCGGCAAATGCTGGGGGAATGTTGGCAACGTTACAGGCAAAATTTACACCTATTGGTGGTGCTATAACATTTTTTACAGGAAAAAAGGATTTTGCTACATTTGGAGAACAGATCCTTAAATTCGGGCAGTCAATGGTAGATTTCTCGGAAGAAGTATCCGGTAACATCAATCAGGACGCAGTCGATTCAGCTACCAGAGCAGGAAACATCCTTGCCGATCTTCATAGTAAACTTAGCGAGACAGAAGATTCCAAATTCAAGAAACTCAAGAAGTTTGGAAGTTCGCTCAAAGACTTCGGTAAGAACATGAAGAAGTTTGCTAAAGAAGTTGTGGGTATTGATACAGTCTCATTAGCAGCTTTCACTGCACAGGTTCAGGGATTGTACGATCTTGTATCTGGAATAGATGATACGGATGTGTCTGGATTAAGTACTTTCATTGATAACCTCAATAATATTGGATCTGTCAGCCTCGATGGATTTGTAGCATCATTTACAGATTCGGATGGACGAGTATCTATGGCAGTAAATGAACTGCTTCAGGGTATTGTTATCAATATAGAAAGTAAAAAACAACAGTTCTTAGAAGCCGGTAAAACATTGATAGAATCACTCCGTAATGGAATTGCTATTAATGCCAATCAGGCAACAACCGCTGTAAGTTCAATTATGCGTACATCACTGTCTTATGTAAGATCGTACTACAGTAGTTTTTATTCTGCGGGTAGTTACATTGTTGATGGATTCGCCAATGGTGTTGACGATCACGCATGGAAAGGCATTTCGAAAGTTCGTCAGATGGCAAAGAATGCCGAGACAGCAGCAAGGAAAGAGCTAGAAGTCGAATCCCCATCAAGGAAGTTTACCAAAATTGGTTACTATACTGTCATGGGATTTGTTAATGGAATTGACCGATTTAGCTATTTAGCTGATAGATCATCAAGAGCAATGGCTAGTTCAGCATTGCAGAATACACAGGCAGTCATTTCTCAGATAGGAGAGTCATTAGACGCATCCAATTTCGATTACGAGCCTACAATTCGTCCGGTTGTTGATACAAGTGATGTGCTGGCGAGTGCTAGCATGATTACAAACATGTTCAATGGAAACGGATCTATTGCGCTTCGAGCAAATGCTCAGTATGCAAGTAAAATGGCAAATAATCAAAATGGAATGAATGATGACATTATTTCAGCTATCGGAAAGCTTGGTGACAAGTTCAACACAACACCTGGTAATACTTACACGATAAACGGTATGACATATGATGATGGAAGTAATATAGCTGAAGCGATGAAAACTATTTTCAGAGCTACCAGAATAGAAGGGAGAATGTAAACATGGGTAAGAAAGTAACGGAACTTACTATAAAGATTCAGAAAGGTACTAATAGTACTCATTTCGCATCATGGAAGTTCACAGAACCAAAAGTTTATACTTCTGCCGGAACAGTAAAAAAAAATGCATTAGTTAGTATTAAAAGCGGCTCCAAATATTATAACGGAGTCGCTATACCAGCTGATGTCATGAAAGATAAGTGGTATGTAAAGAGTATAAGTAGTGATAAGGTTGTCCTTGGTAAGAACAAAGCAAAGACGAAGACGCTTAATGCGTCAGTAAAGTTATCGAATCTGACTGCGGAAGGAACCACCACTACATCAATCATACCTGTAGCAAATACAGATCACTACGAAGTTCATTGGTATTATGCAACCGGAAATGGTGTTTGGTTTGATGGTGGATCGTCAAGTGTAACAGTTACAAACGCAACTTATGGCGCACCGGATAATGCTACAAAGATAAAAGTAACGGTTAAACCGGTTTCAAAAACTTATGAGACCGAGGTCAAAAAGACAACTGGAACTGGTAAAAACAAAAAGACCACGACCACAAAAGTAACAAAAAGTTATTGGACTGGAACTTCAGTATCAGCAGAATATCTTACTGAGAATGATCCGCCAGCCACGCCGTCAAGTCCAACTGTTACGATTGATCAGTATGTGCTTTCGGCAAATGTAGATATAACCGATCCGAAAACTGATGTTGTAGAATTTAGGATATACAAAGGAAACAAATTATATAAGTCTGGAATATCCGACATTAAACTCGCAAGAGCGTCAGTATCGTGTACTGTTGATCCTGGTGGAGCATATAGCGTACGTTGCAGAGCGGTTAATGTACTTTCGATTAATGTGGCGCTTAATATAGGAACCATTATTCGAGCAACAATTGGTGCTGTAAACGGACATTATTCATTTGCCGAGAAAGTATTTAGTGATTGGACTGACTATACACGGGATGTATTATCGGTGCCAGAAGCCCCATCGAAGATCGTTAGCGCAAAAGCTATATCAGAAACAGCAGTAATGATTGACTGGGTCAATAATGGTATATCGCATGTCGATACATATACAATTGAGTATACCGAGTTGAAGAAATACTTCGATAGCTCGCCTTCTAATGTATCATCAACAAGCGTTAGTTCGGTGGTAGGTCATGCCGAGATTACCGGGTTAACATCAGGAAAATTATACTGGTTTAGAGTTAAGGCTACAAATTCAGGCGGAGATTCTCCATGGACCGACCCATTCTCAATCATTGTGGGCTCAACGCCATCTGCGCCTACAACATGGTCCTCTTCAAATACTGCTAAAGTCGGTGAAAGTCTGAAAATTTATTGGGTTCACAACTCAACGGATGAATCAGATCAAACACATGCTCAGATGAAGATGATTGTAAATGGTACAGAACAGCCTACTATATCATTGGATACATACATTAAAGCGAATGGCGAAACCAGTGAATATTCAATTGATACAACTCTGTATCCTGAAGGTGTCGAGTTAACTTATCAAGTTCGAACAGCCGGCATAACTAACAAATATGGTGAGTGGTCCACTACAAGATCAATCAAAATATACACAGCTCCAACGCTTGATTTCGAATTGACAAATAAAGATAACGAATTACTGACGCAGATCAATGCTTTTCCGATTACAGCTTGTTTTTCTGCTGGACCTAAAACGCAGACACCATTGGGGTTTCAGTTAACCATAACATCATTAGAATCATATAATTCTTATGACGAAATTGGACAACCTAAAAGAGTTATTGCTGGTGAAATAATAGCTAGTAAATACATTAAGGCAAGCACGGCGGTTGGAACGGCATTAGTAAATACTTATGATATTTCAGCGCAAGATGTTGACTTCGAGAATAATAAATTCTATCGGATATCGTGCACAGTATCAATGGATAATGGCCTTACTGCAACTCAGTATATGGATTTACAGGTTTCATGGGGTGAAGATGAGTTAATTCCTGATGCTGCTGTGTCGATTAATTGGGATAACATATCGGCTTATATCACTCCAATGTGTGTTGATGATAACGATACATTAATGGACAATGTTGAGTTATCTGTATATCGGAGAGAGTTTAACGGAACATTTACGGAAATAAGAAGCAATATACAGAATGATGGAACTGTTACTGTTATAGATCCTCATCCGGCATTAGATTACGCCCGATATAGGATTATTGCAACGAGTAAAACAACTGGAGCAGTCGGATTTTATGATATTCCGGCATGGTCAGTAGAGGAGAAAGCCATAATCATTCAATGGGATGAAACTTGGTCGGATTTATACGAAATATTAACCAGTGCGGATTTACCAGACGATAGTTCTTCTCTGGCAACATCGATGCTAAAGCTTCCTTATAATATAGATGTATCCGATAACTATAATCCAGACGTATCGTTCATCGAATATGTTGGAAGAAAGCACCCGGTCGATTACTACGGAACTCAAGTTGGGCATACATCGACGTGGAATGTCGCAATTGAAAAAGACGACACGGATACATTGTATGCTTTACGTCGATTGGCAGAATGGATGGGACGAGTATATATTCGTGAACCATCGGGAAGCGGATATTGGGCAAGCGTAAAAGTTTCGTTTAGTCAAACACATTGCGAATTGACTATTCCGGTAACATTGGATGTTACAAGAGTAGAAGGAGGTATGTGATATGCCTAACTGGCACGAATCAATGCAACAGACATTTGAGTATCGTCGAGTAGATCCGATATCATGGCTTGACCGGGAACAAATTACAACAGTCACCGAAAGTACGATAAATCGAGATGGAACGACTGAAACGTTGGTGTCTGCCACATTGAATCTCACTGAAGCTATTGAAGAATGCTATATTAGGATATATCTTGTAACTCTTCAAAATGGGATTACCGAACGATTTCCATTAGCTACTGTATTAGTTCAAACGCCGGATAAATCGTTTGATGGAAAGATTACGACAATATCACTTGATGCATATTCGCCACTTACTGAGTTAAAGGAAAATCAACCTCCATTAGGATACAGTTTAGGCAAGGGCGAAAATGTCATGGATTCAGCATATAAATTATGCCGTGAAAACATGCGAGCGCCAGTTATCCAAACGAGTATGGTTGACACATTACAATCGAGTTTTGTTGCAAATTCAGATGATACTTGGTTGACGTACAATAAGGATTTAATAGCGACAGTTGATTACACATTTGATTTGGACGAAATGGGACAGTTATTATTTGCGCCGAATCAGGAAGCAATTTCATTACAACCAGTTACAACATTCGATGATAGTAATAGTTCTATTTTATACCCTGACATTACGATAAATCGTGATATGTATGGAATACCGAATGTCGTTGAGGTCATTTATTCAAGTGGTAGAAGTACTTATTATGCTATTCAGATTTATAATGGCGAGGATTCTGTTGCAAGTTTTGGCGAGTATGTTTTATTAGGAAAAACGGATAATGTACATATCATAATTTCAAAATCTGGATTAAAAGCATATGGAGATGCAACTGCTGACCCGATTGAAGAAATTACGTGGGGGTTATTTACAGATTTTGATGGAAATTTAATTTCGGCTGCTCATTATGGTTTTGGAATGTTACTTAGCGATCCTGTAAATGGCTTCGGATCGTATTCATTGGTCGAGGGGATTAGATGTGAAGCTGGCGGAATTGCTTCTCACGCCGAAGGCTATGAGACCATTGTTACGGCGGGTTGTTCACATGCTGAGGGGTATCGTACAGTAGTTAATGGACATTCTTCTCACGCTGAAGGCAATCAATGTAGAGTCACACTAAATGATGATGGAAATGATGTATTTAGCGCTCACGCCGAAGGACATCAGACAACTGCATCCAATAATTTCGCCCATGCTGAAGGATGTTCTACAATTGCTTCTGGTAAAGGTTCTCACGCTGAAGGCAATAATACCATGGCCACCGGAGAATATAGTCATGCCGAAGGTGTTAATACTGGGGCTTCTGGCGATTATAGCCACGCAACTAATGTCGGTTCGATTGCTTCTGGCTATAATTCCACGGCCATAAACGGCGGTAATGCATCTGGCGAAGGTTCGCTTGCAGTATTCCCTGAATCCCAAGCAAAAAACACATACGCTGCAGCTATGGGTCAGGGAGCTATCGCGGGTAAAGCCAATCAGACTGTTATTGGGTGTTATAATGACCCCGATTCAAACACGTCTGCTTTATTAGTGGTTGGAGCTGGTCAAAACGCCAATAATAGACGTAATGTGTTTGCAGTTGGTGCAGACGGAAGTGTATGGTCAGCTGCCGGCACATATAATGGTGTAGATATAGGCAACTATGTCTATCGTGACGGTAGAGGATCTCAATTCAACACATCAACGCCGCTTCTTATTAACGGTAATTCATTAGGAATGGCAACAGCTCAATTAATCCTTGAATATAATAATTCATATATTAGATTCAGGAACGATGGCGGCTCATTCTATATAATGAACGGTAATGCTAGTAGTTGGACAAATTATATTTCATTTAATACAGGCGGAGATGTTGTAGTTCCTAGAAATTTAACTGTAACAAACGGTGGTTGGTTATATGTACCATCTGCTATAAAAGCATCTACCACATCAGCTGCCAATGCATATATTTCATCAGATAGTGGCGTATTAGCAAAAACCTCAAAAACATCATCTCGAAGATTCAAAGACAGCATCACTCCTGAACTTGACGATGATCTGAACCCAGAGCACCTTTATGATGTGGATGTTATACAGTTTAAGTACAAAAAAGACTACTTCACAAATGAGGACGATATCCGTTACAGAAAGAATATGATCGGTCTGATCGCAGAGGATGTATATGATAAGTACAAAATCGCAGCAGACTGGCATGTTGACGAAGATAGTGGAGAGGTGTTAGTTGATGGATGGAATGAACAGTACATCATTCCAGCACTTCTCAAGCTTATTCAGAATCAGCACAAAGAGTTACAGGAGCAGAGAAAAGAAATAGACCAGTTGAAAGAAACTGTGGATATTCTCATGAAAGATTACAAGGAGAGACAATCAAAATGACACAGATAATTGTAACGATTCTTTGTTCGGTATTGGCTTCATCAGGGTTATGGGCGTTTATTACGAATAAAGTAAATAGAAACAATGCTGAAAAAGAATTACTTCTTGGGTTGGCGCATGATCGAATTATGTTTTTAGGAACAAGCTATATTGATCGAGATCCAGCATATATTACACAAGATGAATATGAAAATCTCAAGGTATATTTATATGAGCCATATTCAAAAATGGGTGGCAACGGATCAGCAAAACGTATTATGGAAGAAGTCGAGAAGTTACCAATTCATTCCGAGAATTTTAGTAAAGGAGATGAAAAACATGCAGCTTAATGATAAGGTATATGATATATTAAAGTGGATTGCATTATGTGTTCTCCCGGCAATCGGTACATTCTACTTTGCAATTTCTCAGATTTGGGGACTCCCATATGGTGAGGAGATTGTGGGTACAATCACAGCAATCGATACTCTGGTTGGTGCACTCATTGGTATCAGCACAAGTCAGTATAATAAACTCAATAAAGAGTAGTTGAAAGCGCCTGAGTGTAGGATATTTCTTCATTATTCCTACATTTAGGGCTGAAAAGTGGCTTATTTCTTATGTTTCTTGTTTCCGTTGAGGAAGCTGCAAAGGCTGGTAAGTTCTAAAAAAGCTAGGAAATAAGCCAAATAAAGAAACGTGAAAATACCTGAAAAAGTGATTG